TCAAGCCACCGGTTCCAATGCCTTTTCCTGTTCGATTTCGCGAGTTGTATCGTAATCGGTCTCACTAGACTGTTCATATTCGGCGGAGAAGAACTCGGCGGCGTAACGGCCGGCAGATGTCCTGTCGTTTTCGATCACGGCGGCGATGCGCCGGAACAGTTCGGCCTCAAAGCCGCCTGCGTTATTGACGTGGTTCGGCCGTGCCAACCGCGCGCCTCCGTCCAATCGGATCGCGGAGACATAAAACTCGCCATCGTAACCGTCTCCTGCCGATGTCAATTCGGCGCTGCCGTAGAGGAGCAGGCCCGTTTCCCAGCGGTCGCAGAGGTTGATAGTGAGTTCGTCGAATGAGTATTCACAAGAAAAAACGGCGGCAGACATCATCACGCGGCCATTTGTGCAACTGATACGAGCGATTGGGCTGACAGGTGATGGATCTCCTCCATCATCGTTGCCCGATCCCTGGGAATTGGCATCCCAAAGGGTCTGGCGTCGATGCGCAGCAATTCCAGCCATAAGTTTGCAATTCGCTCGGCTCGGCTCTGGTCTTCAGTTTTGGTCGCCTCGGTTGCTTGTTGGCGTGCCCATCTCCAAGCCCTCGAGAGTGCACGGGCGAACCATTTACGCCGGGCGGCCGCGGTCGAAGGCCGGCATAATCGCGTGTCTTGGTGGTAGAGCGTCCAGGCGGTAGTCATGACATCGGGTATCGCAGGCATGAATGACGTCTTCCCTTTCTGCACCCGTTGGGTTGCAACATCGATATTCATCCGACCTCCGATCCGGTTTCGCTGACTTCACGCAAGATCCCAGACTTGCGCGGGCTCATTCCGTTTCGGGCCGCCGGCTCGTGAAAGGCAAACTGTCATATGGCACGATATGTGTCAACATATGTTGTGTCTTTTGATTGAAGAAAAACACAATAGATGTTCTTTTGTTTCGGCTAGGAGCGACCTGCCGATTCGGTTCTAGTAGGCTGAAAGCGGGTGGCGGAAGGGCAAGGGAAGAGCGGTCCCGCCCTACTTCCTTGCAATATGCCCGCAGATGCGCCCGATGATCGTCAGCCGCGCCAATTCCACCGTAAAGGTTTCCAATGCCGGGTTGTCGGAGATGATCTTGACCTGGCTCGGCTGGGTGAAGGGAACGCGCTGGAGGCGTTTGATCTGTGGTTCTGAATAGCCGTCGCTGATGGCATAGACCGTGTCGGTCGCCATCTGGTTCTGCGAGAGATCGACGATCACGCGGTCGCCGGGCATATAGGTGGGCTGCATGGAATCGCCGATCACTTCCATGATGATGGTATGGTTCGGCGATGCCTTTGCCTCGTTGCGCAAATAGCCCGAAGGAATCAGCCATTCCGCAACGATCTTGTGGCCAGCGACATTGCCCGCGCCGACGGGTAGATTGATGACTTCGCCGACAATGCCGCTGCCGGCGCCGAGTTTGACGTCCACCTCCGGCGTCGCGCCTTCGATCTTCGGCTGCCAATGCTCCCGGCTGTAGCTGAGCTCTTCGCCGCCCTCGGCAAATCCCTCATTGTATTGTTCATCGGGATCGAAGGAAGTGACCACCATGCGTGGTCCTGGCCGCTCCACTTTCCTTGGACCTTCGCCGGTCAGAAGATAGCCGGCAGTAGTGCCAAATTTCTTGGCATAGCGATCGGCGATCTCGGGTCCAAATTCGTTCTGACCGTTTTCGTGAGCCCGATAGGTGGACAGGCCGATACCAAGTGCCTCCGCCGCCTTTGTCGCGGAGGGATAATTTGCGGCTTCGCGCGCCGCCTTCAGTCGTTCGCCCATGGATTTCTGCATGATCCAACACTCGCAAAATAATTAACATAAATCATGTTGACATCGACGTTAATAACAACATATTTTGTGTCTATCAAGGTGCCGGTGGCGAAATTTGCTGCAGGCAGAAGTGCCGAGGCGGTTTGCGTTCGGCGAACAAGGGTTTTGGGAGTGATCGTATGATCTCGACTAGGAAGGGCCGAAAGTTGGATTTGAGCTCAGGTTATTTCGACTTCTTCTGGGGCTGCCCCGGCTGTGGCCGGGCATTGTCGATTGCGGAGGTGATCGAGCGGCACTGTGAAAGCTGCGACGAGCACGTGCAGCCAACGGAGATGTTCGATCCCGGTTCGATCGGGAGCAAGCCCGGTACGGAGAAGGCGATATGAGCGAGATGATTCAAGGTTTTCTTGCCTGTGTCGGTGCCGCCCTATTCCTGATCTGTGTTCTTGCGGCTCTGAAGCCGATCATTTCGTCATGGATATCTGACAGCGAAGAGCATGATGCCAGCGGAGCGCTGGAGGGAGATCTGGTCCATTTCCGGATGACCGAAGATGAGCATCAGCGAGAGGCCAACCAAAGAGGGCGTCGAGCACTTTGGTCATTCGGGCCACGCTAGAGATTCCATGCGCCGTGAGCGCGGACGGCCTGCTGCTAGGCGTTTGAACCACTTCTAAAATTTAATTCGAAGAGCTGGCCCGAGGCGGCCAGAGGAGGTTTCCGTGAATGAATTTCAAATCGGTACTGAAGCTGTCGCCGGAGGTCATCTCGGCTGGATACGCAAGGTCCACCGCGCGACGAACGAAGTCCTGAGGGACCATCGCGGCGAACCCATCGTCTTCTCGACCCAGGATGCGGCCAAGGCGGCGGCCGGTGAGGCGATGGTTGCTTATCTCAACACACCGATGCTGCGCGATGGGGCGAGGGTGGAGGCGATGTCAAAGGCGGACGCCCTGTTCAAGCCTAAGCATCCTTTTGCCGATGCCGGAGCCGCGAACGGGAAGGTGGCATGACCAAGAACTGCCGCTGATCGCGTTCATTTTTCTTCCGGAAGGGAGGCAATATACCCATGAGCAAAGGCAGGCTCGATACTCTTCTTGACGGCCTCGGCATCAAGTTGGTCCCGGTTCATCGCCGTCGCGCCCCGGCGCAAAGCCACGCGCGCGGCACGATGCAGGAGATTAGGGGGCAGCACGGCGACGGACATCTGGTCTTCGTATTGCGCTGTATTCGCCAGACCGGCAACAATCGTGACGAACTATGGTCAGACACGATTGGAGCCGTCTCCGACATCCTCGTTCAGCGTCAGGATTGGGCGTTGCAACGGCCTGGCGATCTGCTTGCCGCCTTCGACGATATCGCGCTTGGCGCTTTGCGCGCCGACGCCGTGGCGCGGCGGCCGTGGCCGGTACGCGCGACGCTTCGGATTTTGATCTATCGGGAACTGGAGAAACGAGTTGATGCACCACAGCGCCTTGCAGTTTGATGACTTGTCGGAACGCGCGGCTGAGATTGCCGATCTAAGCCTGATCGTTCGTGCCCGTTTCATTGAGGCTGCCGACACGATGATCCATCTCGACGTGCGCGGTGTACGCCCGGATCAGGTGCGCACGCTTTGGCCGGATGTTCTTCCCGAACCAACCGATCATGCCGACATTCGCATCCGTTATCGCCCGAACGCAGCGGCCATCAGTCGTGCTGAAGAAGTGCTGCAAGGTTGGCTGCTGACACATGTAAGGGACGAGGAGCGCCGTATCCTGCTTTCCCGATGGTCGGTCTGTCTTGCCGCGCCCCATGTCGCCGGTTCCTTCCGCGATTTCTGCGGCAAGACCGGCCGTGTGAGGCGAACGGCAGAGCGGCGGATTCAGAGTGAATTTCAAAGCGTCGCCAATGCGCTGCTCGCAATTTCGCCCTCACTGCAGGAACCCGATTGGTCACGCATATCGCCGATGATGCCGAATTCGGGTGGCAGTCTCGAGCGGGTGAAAACACCGCTCGTGAAGCATGAGACGCATTGGCTGCGGGAAGACGCAAAGCCGGTATTCGATGCGGCCAGCCCGGAACTAGCGGCATTGGCCAAGCGACTGGAACGAGAGAATCGGCGGCGTGCAAAGATGAGAGCTTAAGCTCGCGCGCTCAGCCCCGGTCCAACCCCGGGGGCTTTCGCCGTTGGGATTGATGTTAACCGTCCCGACTTTGCTGCGGCGGGTCCCCCTCAAATGCAAATACTCCGCTTGGTCTCCAGCCAGCGGCGGCATCGCCAAAATCCGGCACGGCATATTCCGCCAGCAATCGCAGGCGCGAACGCGGCAGATGGGCGCGCCATGGATCTCCGATCAAGATTTCGATACCCTGCTGCAAGCAACGGTCAAGAAATGCGGTAACGTGTTCGGCAAGCGCGGCCTCATAGAAGAGGTCGCCGACGCAGATAATGTCCGTGGCGGGAGGCTCGCCTTTCGTCAGATCGGCGAGAACGGGTAAAAGTGTCACGACATTGACGGCGGCATTCAACGCCATGGCGGCAACGGCATAGGGATCGACGTCGACCGCGACCACCTCCGTTGCGCCTGCCTTTGCGGCTGCTATGCCGACAATGCCTGAGCCAGCTCCCAGATCGAGCACGCGGCGGCCAACGACGGCGTCAGGCCGGTCGAGAAGATACCGCGCCAGTACCAATCCTCCACCCCAATAATGCGCCCAGTAGGGTGAGCCAAACTCCTGATCCTGCTCGGCAAGCCGCCACAAGCCGCTTTGCGGTCCGGCCTTATGTAGGCGAATCTCCGGAATTGAAGGGACAGGCAGGACCGGGAGATTGGCAGAGATGAAATTCCGTGCCGCGTCAATCTTCGAATCCCATTCGCTCATAGGTATCGTGTGGATCTGTGAGAGATCTTGATCGGGATGATGTCGATCGTGTTTATTGGTCATTTGCTCGTCTGACGCTGAAGTCGCTTCGAAGGAGGAGGAGAGTAATCTTGCTTCGATCGTCGGACGATAGAATGCGATATATTGATGTGATTTCAAATGATTATCTGTGGCGTCGTCAAAGATTTCCCAATCCTTGCAGCCGCCTTACCGATCAAGGGTGTCGCCAACTGCGCAGAATTGGGGTATTGGTTTTGGCATGATGAGAACAGTTGCAGCGACGCACTGTTGACCGCAAGCGGCTCACTATCAGCCGCTTGTTTCCTTTCAACGTTCCATCGGAAATTCCAAAGCATGTCCACTGCCGACAAGCCTGTCGCGCCGCGCAAGCCGCGTGTCCGCAGGCGCAAGACCGTGTCCGCCGGCGATACGCCGCTCGACTATATGCTGAAAGTCATGCGCGACGATGAGGCGGATCAGAAACGGCGGGATGAAATGGCGAAGATCGCCGCGTCCTATGTTCACCAGAAACCAAGTGAACGCCAAAGCAACGGGGCCAAGGGCGGCCAGAGTTTCACGATCGATTTAACCAATGCCACGGATGAGCAGCTTGCGACACTCGAATCCCTCTTCGGTCCGCTTGCCGGACCCGGCGGCGATGATGGCAGCGATCCGCGAGGAGAAGACGAGACGGAAGGCTGAGGCGGAGCAGGCCGAACTCGCCCGGCAGATTGCCGAGGATGCCGAGGGTATTCGGGCGCGGTGTCAGTCGCTTGTCGGTTTCGTCCGCGAGGCCTGGCACGTGATCGAACCATCCGTCGATTATGTCTATGGTTGGCATATCGACGCGATCTGCCGACATCTCGAGGCGGTGACGTCAGGCGAGATCACGCGGCTGCTGATCAACGTGCCGCCTGGGACGATGAAGTCGCTGCTCTGCGGTGTCTTGTGGCCCGCTTGGGAATGGGGACCGAAGAACATGCCGGAGATGCGTTATCTCGGCTCATCCTATTCGGAACACTATGCCAAACGCGATAACAGACGCATGCGCGATCTCGTCGCCTCGGAATGGTATCAGACGCTCTGGGGCGACCGGGTTAAGCTGACGAGGACAGGCGAGATGGCCTTTGCCAATACACGCACCGGCTTTCGCCAGGGCGTGCCGTTTTCACGGCTAACGGGTGGGCGTGGCGACCGAGTGATCATCGATGACCCGCATTCCGTCGATGGTGCGGAATCCGAAGCGGAACGGCTGTCGACCATCCGCACCTTCCGTGAATCCGTGCCGACGCGGCTCAATGATCCGCAGCGTTCGGCAATTGTCGTGATCATGCAGCGACTGCACGAGGCGGATGTTTCCGGCACGATCCTGACGCTTGGGCTCGGCTACGAGCATCTGATGTTGCCGATGGAGTTCGAGCCGGAGCGTCGTTGCCGAACATCGATCGGGTTTGCCGATCCGCGCACGGAGGAGGGCGAGTTGCTCTTTCCCGAGCGGTTTCCGCGCGCCGTCGTGGAGCGGGATAAGGTGCCCCTCGGTTCCTATGCCGTCGCTGGGCAGTTTCAACAGCGGCCATCCCCGCGCTCCGGCGGCTTGTTCCAGCGTGGCGACTTCGAAATCGTCGATGCCGTGCCGGCGGGCGCGAAGCGCTGTCGCGCCTGGGATTTTGCGGCCTCGAAGGAACGTCCGGGCCGCCAGCCGGACTGGACGGTGGGGCTGCGCATGGCTGAGGCCAATGGCGTCTTTTATGTCGAAACTATCGCCCGTGGCCGTTGGTCGCCGGCGGAGGTCGAGCGCAATTTGAAGAACATGGGGACGCAGGACGGACCGACGGTGATGATCCGCATGCCTCAGGATCCCGGTGCCGCCGGTAAGGCCGATGCCGAAACGAAGATCAAGCTGCTTGCCGGCTTTCCAATAAAGGTTTTGTCCATCACCGGTGACAAGGCGACGCGCGCCAAGCCGGCTTCCGCGCAGGCGGAGGCTGGAAATGTCAAATTGTTGCGTGGTGATTGGAATGAGGCGTTCCTCGATGAAGTCTGCGCCTTTCCAAATGCGCAGTTCGACGATCAGGTGGATGCTTTCGCCGACGCGCTGAACGAGTTGGCGCTGGGCTCCTCCTTCAGCTTCAAGAATTTCTAGGCCTTCCGGATGAGGGCTAGTCCATCACATAAATGCCAAAGGATAATCCATGGGACACGTACTCTCGATGGTTCGCGATGGGCTGGTGAGCCTTGCGTCTCGCATGGGGACCGACCGAGACAAGGCAGCCTCGGTCTTCTATGCCCAGCCAATTTTGACCGACGAACAGATCATTGCCGCCTACCGTGGCTCTTGGCTGCCGCGCAAGATCGTCGACATTCCAGCGCTGGATAGTTGCCGCAAACGGCGCAATTGGCAGGCCGAGAGTGATCAGATCGGGGCAATCGAGGCCGAGGAGCGCCGGCTGAACCTGCGCGGCAAAGTACTGGAAGCGTCTAAGAAGGGGCGGCTCTTCGGTGGCGCGGCTTTGTTCATCGGCGCCGGCGACGCCGATCCCTCGCGGCCGCTTGATGTCGAGCGCATCGGCAAAGGCGGATTGAAGCATCTGACGGTGCTGACGCGCCGTCAGCTTGCCGCGGGAGAGATCGACCGCGACCCGACGTCGGAATGGTATGGCAGGCTGAAATTCTACACGCTGACCGGCGCTAACGGAGCGCAGGTCGCGATCCACCCGTCGCGACTGGTGATCTTCAACGGCGCCATGGCGCCGGACGAGGATTTTGGGGGGGTGCTGGGACAGGCCGGTCACGGCTGGGGCGAGAGCGTGCTCACGGCGACCTTTGATGCCATCAAGAATGCCGACAGCACGGCGGCCAATATCGCCAGCCTCGTCTTCGAAGCGAAGATCGACATTATCAAAGTGCCGCAGTTCTCGGCGAATATCGGCAATCAGGCCTACGAGGATGCCGTGCTGCGCCGCTATACGCTGGCCAACACCATTAAGGGGGTGAACGGCACGCTGATCCTTGATGCCGAGGAAGAATACGATAGCAAGAGTGCGCCGCTAGCAGGACTGACTGACATCCTCATGGCCTTCATGCAGATCGTCTCCGGTGCCGCCGATATTCCAGTCACCCGCTTGCTCGGCCAATCCCCCGCGGGCCTCAACGCCACCGGCGACGGCGATATGAAGAACTATCATGATCGCATTCAGGCGATCCAGGAACTCGACTTCACGCCCGCCATGTCCCGCCTGGACGAATGCCTCATTCGTTCCGCAACCGGCGTCCGCGATCCAGATATCTACTACGCGTGGGCGCCCTTGGAACAGATGAGCGAGAAGGAGAAGGCCGACATGTTCAAGACCAAGGCCGATGCGGCGCGAGCCTTGTTCGGTTCAGCTTCCGGACAGGAGATCATCTCGCGGCACGCGTTGTCGCAGGCACTGGTTAATACGTTTGTCGAGGACGGATCGTTGCCGGGGCTGGAGGCGGCAATCGAGGAATTCGGCGGGTTGGACCAGGTAGGTCAGCCAGCGACTGTTCCTGAAAACAACGGGGAACATAACCCGGCATCGGGCAAACCGCTGAGAAGCACCGCCGCCTCATAGTTCGCGGACATACCACCATCAACCAAAGTCGATTTCGACCAAGGGGCATCCATCATGAATTTTACAGACATTGTCACCGTCGCGGGAACGCGGCGGACCGGGGACGGCTATCTTGTGGCCGATGCCCGGATCGCTCGTACAGGTATTCAGAGCTATCTCGGCGCGGAGATCGGCAGGCCGGAGATGCGCACTGTACGGGTCTATCGACCGGGTGCGGAAGTCTTTTCCGAGGATACGCTGAAGAGTGCGGCTCACCGACCGGTGACAAACGAGCATCCGCCGGAAATGGTCACGTCGGAAAACTGGAAAAAGTACTCCGTCGGCCAGACCGGCGATGAGATTGCCGGCGAAGGTATTTTCATTCGCGTGCCTCTTATGGTCAGCGACGAGGCGGCCATTCAGGACATCGAAAGTGGCAAGCAGGAGCTGTCTGTCGGCTATGTCTGCGATCTCGATTTCACCGCCGGCGTGACGCCTGCCGGCGAAGCCTATGACGCCGTCCAGAAGAATATTCGCATCAATCACATTGCCATCGTGCGCCGTGGCCGTGCGGGATCCCAAGTCCGCATTGGCGATGCAGCCGCACCGTGGGGCTGCGCTCCTCTCACAGCCCCACGTCCTGTTTCCGATCACCAGCAGAAGAAGGAAGGGACGATGTCTACAAAGACGATCATCGTCGAGGGCGTCGAGTTCGAGGTCAGCGACCAGGCTGCTGAGGTTATCGCCACGCTGCAGCAACGGCTCGTCGATGCCGACGTCATATACCAGAAGGCCATCGCCACTCGCGATGCCGAGCTGGATGCCGTCAAGGCCGGGCTTATGTCCGATGCAGAGATCGAACGGCGGGCCGAAGCCCGCGCCGCTCTCATCGGGCTCGCCAAAGCGATCATCGGTGATGTGAAGACATCAGGTCTTTCCGATGCGGCAATCCGCAAGGCGGTTGTCGTCGCCAAGGTCGGCGAAGGGGCGGTCGAGGGCCGGTCGGAGGCCTATATCGACGCTCGTTTCGACATGCTGGTCGAGACCATCCGGGAGACGCCGGATCGTTTTACCGCCGCCGTCAAGGACGGCATCGCCACATCGCAGACGTCGATGTCCGCGGCGTTCACTGCCTATGCCGCCATGGTGCGTGACCTGCAGTCCGCCCATCTGCCGGCCAATCCCATCTAACCAGGTCAACGAAAAGGAGACGCTTCAATGGCGACTTATCAGACCACCTATGGAAACGCTCCTCAGAAGGGCCTGCACGGGCAGATCGCTTCGGAGGAAAAATCCAACAAGATCAGCCGCACGGTGGAAAATGCCGCCGGTATCAAGTTCGGCCAGCCGGCTCAGCGCGGCCTCGCCGATCATGGCGTTGCGCCTTATGCCGCTGGCGGCAAGTTTCTCGGCATTGCCGTGTTGACGCCGACCGTGCTGCCCGGTGCCACGCAGGTGGACGGCTATGCGCAGTTCATCACCGGGGCCTTTCTGACCTCGGGCCAGATGTATGTGCGGGCGGGCGGTACGGTCGCCGACGGTGACGCCGTCTACTACAACCCGACCACCAACGCCTATGTCAACGCGGCCGGCACCGGCATCGTCGGTCCCATTCCCGATTGTTTCTTCGACACGAGCGGCGGCAATGGCGACATCGTCGAAATCTCGCTCAAGCACAGGAACGCCTAATCCATGAACCAATTCGTTCGACAGCATTTCGCCGACGCCCAGGCGGCCTATTCCTTCGTCATCGCGCAGGGCCGCAATATCGAGACGCGCATCTATCAGCGCCGTTATCCCACGTTCAACTACGGCCTGCATGTGCCCGTGGTCACCGAGGGCAACGAATGGGCCGCTGGCACGACTTTCTTCACCGTCGACAGCGCAGGCGAGGCGAAATTCCTCTCAGGCGCCGGCACGGATATGCCCTTCAATCAGTCGACCCGCGACAGCGCGAGCCATGATTTCGCGATGATCGGCTCTGGCTGGGAATGGAATCTGGAAGAGGTCAATCAGGCGGCCCTCTACAATCTCGATCTCAACGCCTCCAACGCCATTTTTGCCGCCGACAAAATCGAGCGCCTGTTGAATTCCGTCGCCATGATCGGTTCGACGGAGAAGGGATGGACCGGCTTCGTCAACGATCCCAACGTCTCGCGCGTCGATGTCGCCGCCGACGGCACGGGCAGCTCAACGCTTTGGTCCGCAAAGACGGCCGATCAGATCTTGCGCGATGTCAACGATTTGATCGGCGGTGTGCGCGAAAGCACGGGCGAAGTCGAATGGGTGGACAGCCTGCGCCTGCCGCCGGAGGCCTTCCGTATGATCGCCACCAAGCGGCTTGCCGACGGCGACGGCTATATCACCGTGCTGGAATTCCTGCGCCAGGGCAATGTCTACACGGCGGAGACCGGCCAGCCGCTGGATATCCAGCCGCTGCGCGAGCTTGCTACGGCATCCCAGGACGGCGGCGGCCGGATGGTCGTCTATCGCCGCGACCCGGAAGTGCTGCGCTTCCATCTGCCGATGCCGCGACGCGTGCTGCAGCCGCGTCAGAAGTCGATCATGAGCTTCGAAACTGGCATCATCGCCCGCACCGGCGGCACGGAAGTGCGACTGCCGGCCGCCATGGCCTATGGCGACGAGATCACGGCTGCGGCGTGATTTGATCTTTCCTCTCTCCGTTTCGACGGGGAGAGGGCCTGCGTCCTCTTCATTCACCGCCGGAGTTCTCATGCCTGCATCGTTTTACGGCACGCTCGATGCTGCCGATATTTATTTTGCCGATCGCGGCATTACAGTCTGGGCCGCGGCCGGCGAAGATGAGCGCGCGGCGGCGTTGCTGCGCGGATCGCAGGTCGTCGACGGCTTGTACGAACGGCGGTTTCCCGGTCTTCGCGCTGGTGGCTACGACCAGGTGCTTTCTTGGCCGCGCAAGGCTGCCGTCACCGCCAACGGCGAGAGCATTCCCGAGGAGGTCGTGCCGCTGCCGATTACTTACGCGGCCTATGAGGCGGCGGCTGTCGAGCTTGCCGAGTCCGGTAGCCTGAGCCCTGTTGTCATCGCGGCACAGGCCGTCAGGCGGGAAAAGGTCGGGCCACTGGAGACGGAATATGTGGTGGCAGGATCGCCAGCCGACATTATTGCTGCGGTAAGGCCGGTAATGACCATTCTCGACGGTCTGCTCTATCCCTTCTTGCGTCCGGTTTTGCCGGGCATTCTGGTGGTGTGATGACAGGCTTTGACTACGCCAAAAGCCGCGCCACGGCCGAGCGGTTGATCGCCAAGTTCGGCCAGCCGGCTCAGCTTAGGCGCATCACCAATTCGGGTTCGGACTACGATCCGGTGCAGACGAACCAGGACTTTGCCTGCATGCTGGTCGATCTCGATTATACGCAGGTGCATATCGGCGATACCCTGATCCAACGCGGCGACCGGATGATTTATCTGTCCACGGCGGGGCTTTCGATTGCGCCGATGCTTGCCGATAAATTGCTGATTGCCGGTGTCGAGCATGTGATCGTCGATGTGCTGCCGCTGTCGCCCGGCGGAGTTGTCGTGCTGTGGCAACTACAGGTGCGGCAGTGAGCGCCTTTGCCCGTTTCCGTGCCGCGCTCGTTCTCTGGCTTTTGGTGCGATTTCTCCTGGCGCTCGATCGGTTGATGTCGTCAGCGCAGATCGACGGGCCGGCGAAACTGGGCGCGGCCGGAAAAGGTGGAGGCGTATCCGCCATTCGCGTGCGCTATGGCGCTTCAACCATGCTGGATTTCAAACAGCGCGTCGTCAAAGTCGAATCATTTCAGGGGGCTGGTGCAATGGGCTCTTCCGATTTCTCCGCAACGGTTTCCGCTTGGGTCGAAAAGACCAAGCGGCGGATGGAGGATGTTGTTCACACCTCGTCCCGGTTGTTGGCCGAGGCCGTTGTCGAAGGCACGCCCGACGATGGCGGGGCTCTGGCGCAATCCTTCCGGGTTTCGGGTTCGGCGATACCGGTCTTGCGGGCAGGGGCGTCGCCCGATCCTGCCTCTGCCGGCAGCTTTGGCTTCGATGCTGCGCCGGTCAATCAGGCGATCTTCGGCGTGCCGCTCGGCGGCATGATCTATATGGGCTTTACCGCGCCCCATGCGGCTGCCGTCGAATTCGGCACCGAAGGCAAGGCGGGCGCCGGCATGGTGCGGCTTGCCGCCCAGCAGTGGTCCGACATCGTCGAGCAGGCCGTGCGCGAGACGGCTTAAAGCAAAGCTCCTTCAACTCACAATCAGGCAGGATACATGGCGACGGCAACGGACGCACTCATTCTGGCTGCGCTGCTGGATCACCTGGCGGCGCTAGCCTTCACGCCGCCGCTGCCGGTGGCGCAGCCCGGAATCGCTTTTCCTCCTTCGGGAGAAGGTAAGTCGGATAATTATCTTGCTGTTACCTTCCTGCCGAACCGCACACGGCAGGTGACGCTTGGCGACGATCCGCAGCAGAAGCGCGGGTTTTTGCAGGTGTCGGTTATTGGAAGGCCGGCGCTGGGCTGATCAAGCCGCTCGATGCGAGCGGCCTAGTCATCGACCATTTCAACAACAAGACGCTGTTTGCCTCTGGCGTGAAGATCACGATCAGCGGCGAGCCGTGGGCCTCTGGCCCGATCCAAGAGGATGACCGCGTGCAGATACCGGTCACCATTCCCTACACCGCCTTTGAACCGGAGAGATGATCCATGGCGAACAAAAGTACCAAGAAGGGCTCCAAGGTCTACGTATGCGAGACCGCCCAGAATACCGATCTGACGGCCAGCACCTATGCCGCGCTGACCTGGGTGCAGGTCGGCAAGGTCGGCAATATCGGCGATTTCGGCTCCGACTCCACCATCAACAATTACAATACGCTGGACGAGCCGGTGCAGCAGAAGCAGAAGGGCGTCTCCAATGCGGGTGATCCGGAGCTTGAAGTCGCCTCGATCGCCGACGATGACGGCCAGATTATCCTGCGCACCTTCGGCGATCCGCTGAATATCAACAACATGGCGATCAAGATCGAGCGCAATGATGCGCCGCAGGGCATGACCAACACGATCTTCTATTCGCGTGGCGTCGTTTCCGGCCCGCTCTATCCCGGCGGCGGCTCCGACGATTTCGATCTGGAGAAGTTCAAGATCGGCCTCAACCAGCTGCCGATCCGCGTCGATCCCGTCGCAACGCCGTAAACGCGCTCTTACGAGCCCACGCGCGCTCAGGCCGGGCGCGCGGCCACTTCCGTATTTTCCAACCGATAAGGTGTTTCCTTGGATATCTCTCGTCTCGTCAATTCCGAAGATCTCTTCGAGCTGCAGCTCCTGCATCCGGCAACCGAGGAGCCGCTCGGCATCTCCCTCATGATCCGCTCGGCCGAGAGCAACGAGGTGAAGAAGATCGTTCGCCAGCATAGCGATCGCTTCCTCGCCAGCCGCAAGAAGAAGCTGACCACCAGCAAGGTCGAGGCCGAATATCTCGACAAGGCCGCCGCCGCCATCGCTTCCTGGAATTGGGGCGAGCAGCAGTGGAAGGGCGAGCAGCCCGAGCTTTCCTTCGACAAGGCCCGCGAAGTCGTCGAGGAGGCCGGCTGGATCTACGACCAGGTGGCCGGCGCCTCGGAGGACCGCGCAAATTTTATGAAGAGCTTGCCGAAGGGCTCTCCGAAGCCGTAAGGATCGTCGCACGCTACGATTGCGTGCGCGACAAGAACGGCGAAACCCGGCGCGAGCGCAACGAGGCTTTCGAACTCGACAGTCCGGAAGCCGAAGTGCCGGAGGCCGGATATGCGCTCTGGGACTGGTTCTGGGACCTCCGTTCTGCGCAGGCTCCCGGATTTTCCGGCCCGGCGCCGCTCTCCCACCAGGAAATGCTGGCCTGGCTGCGCCTGACCGGCAACCTCCTGCGCCGTGAGGAGATCGCTGTGTTGAAGGCGATGGATGGGCGCTATTGCCAGGCCGTGGAGGAGGAGACGGAGGCGATCAGGGCGCGGGAGGCGGGGTAGAGGGTCTGGTTATAGAACTTCAGTAGGTAAGTCTCACATTGTCTACGGCAGCGCCGGCGTCGGTACCTTGTATGCCGACGTAGCTGCAGGCCGCTTCAATCCGCTGATATCGGCTTTGGACGATGGCGTTTGTGCTCAAATAGACATAAAACTCTACCGGTCTCAGAACGCCTTGATCGAACTGTTTCAGCTTCTCTTCCCGCATCGAAGGGCTGTCGTCGGTCTTTTCAAGGTAGCTTGCGAATGCACTGCGACCCATTGGAAATTGGGCTTTGGAATGGTCAACTTGAGTATAGGTAGCTGATGAACCCAGGCGAAATTTCAATGCAGCTTCGCAGGTTGCCACCATTGTTAGCACCGCTGCAGGTTTTGATGGTGTGGCCGCTTTCCACTCACTCGTGTTTTGAGGAAGAGGCTTCTTTTCTGGCTCAGCGTAGCCAAATTCTTGGTTGCACGCGTCAACCTCTTTGGTCGCCGCAGAGGTCATTTTGTCGAAAAAGTCGGTAGTTGCCCCTGCATTGAATAGCTTTACGTCTTTCCAGAGACGAAAGCAGAACGAGGCTCGAATATCAGGAAACTCCGCTCGGCAACTATCTGCTTCAGCAACCATGAGAGCTAATGAACCATATGTCTTTTCTCCTGCTTTCGCACGGACTTCTTCTCTCAATGCATCGGTGCATTTGAATTTTCGTTCGGCAAGCTTGGCAGCCTTCTCCTCCTGCCATGCCTGGTAGTATTGCCAGCCAACAACACCGCCGACAATCGCGGCGCTCGCGATTACCACTACGCATGCGGTTGCGATCAAAGCTTTTAGCCAAACGTCCATAAGTGTCTCTCAGAAATTTTAAGGAGTACCAGTGGGGTGCCGTTACTTCAGCTGAACAGCCGTCTGAATGTGTCGCGAATCCATCCCGTATAGGGGAGTGCACGCGGAGAATGCAGTCAGAAGTAGCTGAAACCTCATAGTCGCCCGCTTTTCTTAGCGCTGCGTCTCTAACCACTCCGCGTTCGTTTTGCCGTCAACCATTACGTAGAGACGGTCCGCTCTGGAGGTGTCTTCATTGTCAGTTGGATACTGACATCTGGAGGTGCCGCGAATTGGTGTGCCATAGGCGTTAGGAGCATCGTAAGTTATGAGAACCTCAAACATCTGAGGTTTTACACGGCCTCGGTCAAAATCCTTCATCCTGGCTCCCTGGATGAGTGGCCCATATTCGTCCCCGGCCAAATAACGTTTGTAGTCGTCGCGGCCGAGAGGCTCTTTGGATTCTTCGATTTCGACCCGCTTGTATCCTGCCGGCGCTATAAGTCTCAGTTTCAAAACCTCTTCGCACACGGTCACCAATTTCGATTCAGAAAAATTACAGCCGCCAATGGCTGGCAGCAGAAGAGCCAGACCGGCCAATCGCCACAATCTAATCACGAAATCCCCCACTCAAAGCGCAGGGTTGTATTTCGCATGTTTTGAAAAGGTATGCCAGTGACAGATATTGCAACTTTGGGTGTGAAATTCACGATCGTTGGTGCTGATCAGGCTGCTGCAGGCATAAATCGTGTTGCTGTTGCGGCAGACAACGTTGAGATGGAAGTAGGGGCGGCGGCTCGCGCGATTAGTACGCTAGGCGTCAAAGCGGCCGCAAGCACAGGAGCGATCGGCAAAGCGACGGCTGGCATGATAGAATGGAAGAACAGCTGTTCTTCTACAGCGGGAGCCGTTGACAAGGTTGCGGGTTCACTCACCGGCATGAATGTAGAAAGCCAGAGCAACCAAAATTCAATCGAGGCGGTGAGCATAAAGGCGAAAGACCTGAAGGATGTCCTCATTGAAATGGGCACCCGAATGGCAAGTGGCGACTCCCCATTTATGATTGGCCTTCAACAAGGCGGAAAATTGGGCGAAATGCTCAGCGGAGCAGGGGGGCTTACTGGGCTTGTGAAGGGCTTGGGCAATGCATTTCTAACAATGCTTAATCCCATAGGTTTAGTAACGCAGGCGCTCACCTTCGCAGGAGCTGCCGCAGTACAGTATTTTTTAAACGCTGGCCGAGACGTTAAGAGCGTTGACGAGATACTGAAGCGACATGCAGAGCATATTGCAGAGCTCGGGCCGACTTATCAGAAAATGAACGAGCAAAAAGAAGAGGCTTTAAAGCTAGGCCCCACTATTACAAACGCCAATCTGAAAGACGATTACAAAAACGCCCAGAAGACGCTCAAAGCTGAGGGTGAAAAGGCGTCTCGTTCAATTCTTGCGGATATGCTTGGGCAGCAAGCGCCTTATGCCGACCAGATATTATATATACCGCCAACTACTTTTGATCCGGCGATAGAAGCCATCGACAGATTCAATAAATCGATTGAATCTGGGAAGATAAAGGCGATAGAATTTCAGAATGAGATAATTGAGCTTCAGAATTCTGGTAAAATAACAGAGGAAGTTGCGGGAAAACTGCGAGAATATTCGAGCAATGCAGTTGCAGCTCAAAGTAAACTATCGGTCTTGCGTGATAAAATCGACCCTGTTGCACAGGCATTTGCCGAGATGCAGGATAAGGTTAGTAAAATAAATCCCTTTGGTGCCAGTAAACTGCAGGAACCTCAACGGGTGCTTGAGGATTTGCTTCGAAATTTGCAAGCAAATCAAAGCAGTGCAGAAGAACTGAATCAGAAAATCCGCGAACTCAGCAACGCTCATCCTGATCTCTCTCAGGCTTTGGAGGAAATTCGGCAATTTGGTTTGATCGCCCTACAAGCAATGAAGAATGTTCAAGGTTTGGGTAACGCGGTGCGTACCACNCCCCATTCCAGCCGCTATTCTCAAGAGGAAACAGTTAGGCGCGTAAAAAATTTCGATGATCGATTTGGTCCAGATGCCGGTGCTCCCGTCAAATACAGCGATATACGCGAACGTCTGAACGCACAAAAAAAGGCACTTGAGCCGCCAAAAACTATCGACAATGGAGCAGGGCTCGGCTCAAGCCGCGGTCTGATTCGCCCAGCCCAAGAAGCTACGAGCGCATATGATACGCTGCAAAAATCCGTCGAGTCTCGTATCGAACAAATGCGGACGGAAGCCCAAACTATAGGGCTTAACAGCATTGCCGTCGAAACTTTGAAAATGAATTTGGAGCTCTTGCGCGCAACAGAAGATAAGTCTCATGCGGCGGCCCCCGGCCAAATACAAGATATCAAGAACAGAATTGCACAGTACAATGCCTTGGCGACGGCGACCGCGAATGCCAAGCTCGCGGGCGATATCCAGTTCCAGCAGGAACAGATGGGCCGCTCGACCATCGATCAAACGGTCGCTTCGACGCAGAAGCAATATGGCCTTCCGATCGACATGAATTCGGCCTCGGCCAATATCATTCGCTACAATGAACAGCTGAAATACGCCCGCGAGCTTGCCGGCGATTTCGCCTCGACGCTCGTCAGCGGCTTGCGCAATGGCGAAGGCCTTTGGAAATCCCTGGGGAAAGCGGCGATTTCCGTGCTCACCAAGATTTCCGACACGCTACTGAACGATGTGCTCAACAGCCTGTTCAAGGTCAACAGCGCAGCCGCCGGCGGCGGTTTGTTTGGTGGCGGAGGGCTCTTCGGTGGCGGCGGTGGCCTGGATCTCGGCATCCTTGCGCAGTCGCCTCAGGCGGCCGCCGCGATAGCGAGCGGTTCGGGCGGGCTCTTTGCCGACGGCGGCTACACCGGCGCCGGCGGGGTTAATGACCCCGCGGGTGTCGTGCATGCCGGCGAGATCGTCTGGAGCCAGAAGGATATTGCCCGGGCCGGCGGTATCGGTGTTGTCGAGGCGATGCGTGTCGGGCGGCGCGGTTATGCCGATGGCGGATTGGTGGCGGAAAGCGGGCCGCAGTTTTCGAGAGCGCAGCCGAATGCCTCCGTTCCCAACCATCGCCTCAAGGCCGTCAATCAGAACAGCGCTTCCGGCGCCAATTCCGGTGTGCATGTGACGGTCGGGGTTTCGGTCGATGAGAACGGTAATCTGAAGGCCTATGTGAAGAATGTCGCGCAGAGCGAGGCGAAGAGTTCGACGCGGCAGGGGCTGAACGATTTCAATCAGCAGCTTCCCGATCGCGTCGCGCAGATCAACCGCAATCCTCGGAGGCGTTGATGACCGTTTCCTATCCTTACAGCCTGCCGGACTTCGCCGATCTACTGAAGATTTCGGGCGTGGTCTGGGATATCCAACGTAATGACGAGTTTTCCGGCTCCGGCGATGGCCGGGTCTGGCAGGCGGAACTAGCGCCACCGCTCTGGACGGGCACGGTGACGCTGGCCGATATGTATAATGACGAGGCGAAACAGATCGCCGCCCGTATCCGCAAACTTCACGGCGCCCAGGAGGCGCTTTTTCTTTATGATCCGCTGTCGAAATACCCGCAGGCCGATCCCGACGGGAGGAAGCTCGGTAGCGCTGGTGTCAGTATTGCCGCGCTCGGCGCGGACAATGCCTCGATAAGCCTCAAGGGCCTGCCGGCGGGCTATAAGCTCACCATCGGCGACAAGATGCAGATCGCCTATGGCGACCGTTTTGCCTTTCTCGAAGTATCCGAGACGGTGGCCGCGAATGCTGCGGGCGTTACGCCCGTCTTTGGCGTCTTTCCGCATCTGCCGACCGGCATTGTCGCCAATTTGGGCGTGGCATTGCTGCGCCCGGCCTGCAAATGCATCGTCATGCCGGGCAGCCACAATCCCGGCACCGCGAGCGGCCCCATCACCACGGGCGCCACCTTCAAGATCATTCAGAAGAAATAGCCGATGAAAAACATCACTTCCGCTTTCCTCGCGGCGCTGACCGGCGCGCGCGACCGAGGGCTCGTGCCCCGTCGTTTCGTCTGGATCACCGGCAAGAGCTTCGATACCGGCGACGCCAGCTCGATCGGCCTCTGGACCGGGGACGACGATATCGACATCTCCGTCATCTCCGGTATCACGGGCCTGTCGGAAGGACGGACCTATTATGGCGGCCTCAATCTGCAGGTGAGCCCGATCGCGCGCACCGCCGATCTGACGGTTCAAACCGTGACGATCACCGTCGGCCAGATCGCTCCGGTCGCGCAGCAGCTCTTGCGCGGCTACGATCTGCGCCTGGCGCCGGTGGAAATTCACGACATGACCTTCGATCCGGTCACGCGCCAGCCCAGTTCCGCGCCGGAAATCTCCTTTCTCGGCATAGCCGATGGCGCGCCAATCAAGACGCCTGTTGTCGGCCAGGACGGCGATATCGAGATTTCCGCCATCTCGGCCGCCATTGCCATGCTGGAGCGCAACAACCCGGCCAAATCCTCCTATGAGGGCCAGAAGCGCCGCAGCGGCGACGAGTTCGGCCTTTATTCCAGCACCGTCGCCAACTGGCAGATCCCCTGGGGGCAAAAAGCATGACCGAGCTTGTGAGGGTCAAGAACTGGCGCGCCTGTTTCGTTGCCGAGATCGATCGGCTGAAGCGGACGCCCTTTGCCTGGGGCAGCCATGATTGCGGTCCGGGGCTTGCCGGCAATCTGGTGTTCTGAACGTTCTCGGCTTCTGGCTGATGGCGGATGCCGCCCATGCCGATCCGATCAGCCTGGCGGTCACCGCAATCGCCCAAGCTATCGGTTCGATTACCTCGATCGGCGTCATCGGCAAGTTGATACTGACCGTCGCTCTCAATGTCGGCCTGTCATTGATCGAAAAGGCGATGGCGAAGAAGGATCAGCCGCAGCCAGCCGGCGCCAAGCTGGAAATCAGCATGGGCGACGACCATGCCGTGTCGTTCGTCATCGGCAACTACGCGACCGCCGGCCGGCGCAAATATGCCGGCTCCTGGGGCGAGGACGGCAAGACGCCGAATACCTATTTCACCGACGTCATCGAAGTGGGCAACCTGCCCAACTATGCCGGCGAACGCGGTCTCACAGCCGATCGGCTGCAACATCTTCCGCGATGGCACCGCGATCTTCAGCCAGACCTATTACCTCGGCGTCGTGCAGACCGTTGTCTCCACGACGGGTGGCAGCAACGGCAGCACCACGCAGGCGACATATACGGCAGGGTTGGTCGCGGTTTCTGGCCTCTATGACGCTCCCGGTGCAGGCGTCCACACCTACACCCTGCAGATCTTCTGCCCGCAAAACACCATTGGGTGGAACGAAAGCAACATCTCGGCGACCGCCTTCAAGAGGTAATGGCATGACCGCTTTAGAAGACAGGGAAATCCACTACATCGTCTACGGTCCGGATGGCAAAATCCGCCAGAGCGGCGATTGCGCCCTGAGCCTGCTGCCGACTTATAGCGGCATTTATGGCAAGGGCTTTGCCGCCATGGAAGTACCGCCCGACCAGTACAACCGCGATATCGACGCGCATTGCTATGTCCGCGACGGCATCATCACCTCCAAGGGCACGGCCGTCGAAGTGACAGATTTCACCATCAAGGCCGACGGCACGGAGGAGGTGCGCTTTGCCGTGCCGGCCGGAACCTCGGTCATTCATGAGGGCCGGATCGTCGCCATCGAGGACAACGTCTTTGAATTTGCAACCGACGTGCCCGGCGATCACGAATTTTCTTTCCAGGCACCGGCCGCCTATCGCGATTTCGAGGTGACGATTCATGCGGTTTGATCATCGTGCCGACCTCAGCCAGCTCAAGACACAGATGATGGCCGAAATCGATCATCAGGTCGCCGTCGCTCGCGCCCTGTTCGTTACCCTCATACCCGGCCAGGAAGCCGTCTATTCGATCAAACGGCAAGAGGCTCTGTTGATCGTTGCCGATCTGCAGCAGGGTGCCAACGTACCCGATGGAGAGACGCCTAACCTTACTGCCGAAGCGGCCGACGATAGCGTTAGCCGTTTCGAGAAGGCCGTCGAGATCTTGACGCGAGATCAGCATTGGGCGACGGGGGCGCAGATGATCGAAAGCCGCCGCCGATCGACAAAGGCCGCCCTCGCAGTCGCAACCACAGCCCCCGATATCCGCGCCGCCGCCGCCATCGATTGGCGGGACGTGCGCGCTTATGCCCAAACCTAAGCAAAAAGGACTGCTCATGTATCGCATTGACAGCATGTATGAACCGATGGTGGAGGCGCTGCTTGCAGCCCGTGCCGAGAACAAGGCCGATCGCTGGATGGCGTGCGTCGCCTTCTGGCTCGGCCGGCAGCAGATCTACAATGTCGCCGATTACTGGCTTGCGCTCGGCGCCAAGATCACTGCGGGACTGCCGGCCGCCGACAAGGATGCAGTCCTTGATCAGCTCAGCAAGCAGGAAACGGCTTTGGTCGATGCCGCTGGCGATTGGCCGGAAACGCCGTCCAGCCTTGTTTCAGTCGTCGCCGGTTGGTCACCGGAGCCCGTTCCCGTCGATCTGCAGGCTTATGCTGCAGCCAAGCGCTACGCGGTCGAGACTGGCGGCATCGTGCTTAACGGCATGTCGGTGATGACCGATCGCCAGAGCCAGGCGCTGATCACCGGAGCCTATGCCTACGTCCAGGCTAACCCGACCGTCACCGTGAGTTTCAAGACCCCAAGCGGCTTCGTCAATCTGGCGGCCGCTGAGGTGACCGCTGTCGCAAATGCGGTCGGCGCCCATGTGCAGGCGAGCTTCGCTGCAGAAGATGCGGTTGTCCAAGGCATCGCGGCTGGCACGATCAAGACGGCGGCGGATATTGACGCCTTTGCGTGGTCGGCGGTTGCAGCGTAAGGGGAAGAACTTCATGCCTACCCTTGTGAATTCTCTCAGGAAACAAAATGAGTTTCTGTAAGGTGAGGTTGAACGTTTTGCCAATGCTGTTGACGAACTTACCGAACAGGTGGCACAGGTGCGAGCGCAACTGAGGTAAAATAAGTTGCTGAAGTTGCGTCTGAGAGGCCAGGAATGGGCCCCGTCGGTGAAGTAACGATGATCTCGCCGGGCGGTGAAGCCGTACAGAGCGGTCTCTGCGAAGTTGCAGAAACGTGACCCCCCAGTTGGAATAAAAGAGCCTAAAAGTTTCCGTCCGCTATGGAGGAACTAGGCGGCTAGATTGCCTGTATTGAGGAAGATCCAAGCGATCTTCAGAGCTCTGTCGCCGAATCTACAACAGCCAAAGGATCATTCATGGATCGCGCGAAATTCTTCGCGGCGGTGCGTTTGCCGTTGTTCGGCGGGCGGCTGTCGCAAAATCAGGTGAACGGCATCGAGGCCATCCTCGACAGCTGGGAGGCGAGCCCCTTCGATAGCCGCTGGCTCTCCTACATCCTGGCGACCACGTTTCACGAGAGCGACAACACGATGTGCGCTATCTCGGAAAACCTCAACTATTCGGCCGCTGGTCTGCGATCGACCTTCGGGAAATATTTCACGGCGGCGCAGGCGAATGCCTATGCCCGTCAGCCAGAGAGGATCGCGAACCGTGCCTATGCAAACCGCATGGGCAATGGCGACGAGGCAAGCGGCGACGGTTGGCGCTATCGCGGCCGCGGCCTGGTGCAGGTCACCGGTCACGACAACTATGAAAAATATGGCATCGCTGATGAACCCGACCTGGCACTCGATCCGGCCAAGGCTGTCGAGATCTTGCTCGACGGCATGATCAATGGCCGATTCACCGGCAGAAGGCTGGCCGACTGCTTCGGCGCGACAGTGACCGACTGGATCGGCGCTCGCAAAATCATCAACGGCACTGATCGGGCCGCGGACATTGCAGGCTATGCCAAGTCCTTCGCCGCGGCGATCGAAGCAGCGCGTTAATCGGCATCGCCGGACCGCGACAGCACAACACAATCATTTTCCCTTTAGCAAAGGATTATCACATGCGCGCTCTGCTCTTTGCGGCGGCGGCCGGGTTTGCTTTGTCCGGTTGTCAGACTGCATCGCTCAATAGCTCGATCCAGCAAAGTCTTCAGAAGGCCTGTCAAGCATTGGAAACAGCGCATGCCGCTTTCATGTCCATCGCCACGCTCGGTGCAGTCAAGCAGTCGGTCATCGACAAAGAAGCCGCGGTTTACATCGGCGTTCGAACACTTTGCGCTGACCCGGAGCACGAAACCGCAGCGGAAGTCCTGGCACAAGTGGCGCAAGCCTACGCGACAATCAATGCTGCGCTCAACATCGCCCGACAGGTACAATAAATTTCACGTTTTCATAAAGGAAACCTTATGTTGAATACCAATGCTCTGCACAATGCTTTGAATATACTGATCACGTTGTCGGCGTTGTTGGTCGCCATTCTGCTGGCGACGGGCTGCACGCAGCTTGGCGACGGCACACTGGAATATTCGCAATCCCTTATCGGTCCGAGTTTCACGGCCTATGTCGTTGCCACCCTCGGGGCGCTCAAGATGGTAATCAATATTACCCGCGACGGGCTTTCCGGCTTGGTGAAGCCTCAGCCGCCAGTCGTTAAATGAGGGCCTCCTCCTTGGCTATCTTAGTTGGAAGGAAGCCGTAGATTCTCATTTCAAGATTTTGCAGAGACAGGTCATGACGGTGAACGAATTTCTCGATGCGTTAGGCATCAAGGTTGGTGTTGTCATCGCTGGCCTCTCCGGCGGCATTTTGCGCGGCCTATCTCGTCGTCGATACACCACGCGAGAAATCGTCGCATCACCCATCTGCGGGGCACTGGCGGCGGCTTATCTGACAGAGCCGGCGCTTTACTATCTGCGCGCCGTCAATTGGCCATTGCCGCAAAAAGACGTTGCGGCGATGAATGCCACGGCCTTCGTGGTCGGTGTCTGCGCCATGTGGATCGCCGACCTGATTTTCGATTCGATTTCGCGGTGGATTAGAGGCGGAAGGGCCGTGCCCTGA